GCACCTTGGCGCCGCCGCTGCGCTTGAATGGCAGGGCGTCGCGACCGCCTGCTGCCTGCTGGTAGCACCAGCCGACAAAGGCAGCGCACCAGGCGCCGTCGTCGTCGTCGTCGCCGTCGTCGGCGATCCCGTGGTATCGCGCCACGTCGGCGCCGCTGTTGTTGCCGCCGATCTCGCCGCGCCCCAGCTCGCCGACGGCGACCTCGAGCGCTCGCAGGCCCAGCGCGCTGGGGGTCTGGGCGGGGAAGGATGCAGGTGCAGGCGTCGCCGTCGTCGCACGCCAAGGCCAGCTGCCGCGCGTCAGCGGCCCGGCCTTGCCGTCGGGGTCCAGGCCGTGCGCAGCCTGCCAGGCGCGCACCAGCTCGGCCACGTCTGCCGGGGTGATCTGCCCGCGGGCCCAGGCCGCTGCGGTGTAGTTGGCTGCGGTGGTCATGCTCCCCCCTTGCCTGCCAGCTGCAGGTGTCCTGCCAGGTTGTGGCGTTCCTCGATCCTGGTCAGCTTCGTGGAATGGTCGTCCAGCCTGGCGTGGATCCGGCCGTGCGCGACCCGGTTTTCGATCAGATCCTCTTTCTGCGTTTCGATCCGGCTGTTCGTCGTGGCGAGCTCGCCGCGCAGGTGGGCGAACCCCTCGCGCACTTCGCCCTGCACGTGCTTGACCTCGGTCTGCACGCCGCCGATCCGGTTGGCCAAGGCCCAGGCCGACCCCAGCGTGGCCACCAGCACGGTGGCAGCCAGCCCCAGCAGCGAAAGCACCGTTCCAGAATCCATCGCGCCCCCCTTAGCGGCTGCCGCCGCACTCGGCCACGTGCAAGGTGGCGGTCCAGCTCACGTCGTCAGTTGCCCCGCCGGTCACGACAATGCGGAAACGCGCCGCGGTGACGTCGATTGTCACGGTGTAGCCCAGGGCTTCGGCGTCCCAGGTCTGCAGCGTGGTGCCCAGACTCAGCACAGCGCTGGCTCCGTTGACACGGATCGCGCCGCGCAGCTCGGCGCCGAACCCCTTGTCGACGTTGCCGCCAGCGCCGCCGGTGCAGTAGGCAGCCACGCGCGCGGTGTAGGTGTAGGTCGTGGAATCCAGCAGGGTCAGCCGGTCTGCCACGCCGCCGGTGTTCATGGCGGTGGGCGCGGCCGTGGTGGTCTTGCGGTCAAGAACCGAAAAGTGGCCGCGCACATCGCCGACCGCGGTGTGCTTGCCCCCGCTGTTGTAGGCGATCGAACTTGGCCACGGCGCCTTCGCTTCGTCGCCGATCCCGATCGCGTTGTTGGTGGTGGCCTGGCAGGCGTAGCCGATCGCGATCGCCTGCGTCCCGGTGGGGGTGCAGTCGTGGCCGAACGCCAGCGACTGGCTGCCGCTGGGCACGTTGCCCGTGCCCAGCGCGAACGCGCCTGTGCCTGGTAGGTTGTCCCGACCGATGGCGATCCCCTGCGCTGCCGAAGGGATGTTTCGTTGCCCGATCACGTAGCAGTTGCCGAACTGCACGTCGTTGCTGTCGCCCAGGGCAAAGCTGGTCGCTGCGCCGATCGCGTTGTTGAAGCCCAGGGCGCCGCTGTCGTCGCCAGCGACCGTGTTCTGCCGACCGACGCCCCAGGCGTCGGCGTTCTGCACGGTGTTGCGGTTGCCGATTGCCACAGCTCGCGCGCCGCTCGCCAGCTGCGCGCCGCCCGAAATGCCGTAGCCAATGGCCACGGCGTTGGCGCCGCTGGCATCCTGCCAGGTGCCCAGGGTGTAGCTGTTGACGCCTCGAGCTCGACACGCCTTGCCGATCGCAATCGCGCCCGCCGCCTCGCTGGCGTTGGGCTGCACGCCGCTGCCGCTGCCGATCGACACGCCCTCGCCCGCGGCGGTGGAGCAATCCCGGCCAATGGCGGTGGAGTAGTCGCCGGCAGCCAGCGTTTCGTCACCGATGGCCACGCCGCCGACGCCCTGCACCACAGCAGCGTTCGACACGCCGCCGATGGCCACGCCGCCGTTGGCGCCCACCTGCACGTTTCCGCCGGCCAGCGCCACGCTGTCGGCCGCGGCCGCGATGCTGGCAGCCAGGCCGCTGCCCAGCGCCACAGAACGCGCGCCGGTAGCCTGGGCCCCATAGCCCAGGGCAATGGCAGCTGCGCCCGATGCCAGGCTGCCGTCGCCGCCTGCCAGGGCGGCCGAGCCGCTGGCCGTGGTGTTGCGCCCCAGGCCGATCGACGCCAGGCCGCGGCTGGCGTCGTTCCACTCTGCCCCGGTCGCAGAACCTGCACGGAACGCGCCCTTCGACTTGTCGAACAGCAGCCGGTCGTCGCCGTCGGGGCCGATGTCGTCAGGGCTGTTGCTGCCGACCAGCAGGCCCAGCGAGTCCCAGTTGTCGTCGTCGGCGATCCGCACGTACAGATCCCCCGCCACCACTTCGGCCAGCACGGCCGTGGCGTCGGCCGTGCCCACGTCGACGGGGATCGACGTTGACCAGGCCACAGCCTGGCCGGGGTGCACAGCGTAGACATGGATCACTTCGGCCGTGGTGTCGTCGACAACGGCGCGAACCCAGCGGGAAACGGTGGGGGTTTCGTTGAAAACCTTGATCCACCCGGCCGCGATCTGCGCGTTGGTGGTGTCGCTGGCCTGCGTGCTGTAGTCCACTTGCGTGGGCCCGCCGCCGAAGTCGAAGGTGAAGCGCCGCACGTCGCCGGTGTCGACCGTGCCGGCCACGGTGATCGTGGCTTCGCGCCGCTCGGCCAGCAGGGTGGCAGCGCCCAGGCGCCGGAAAACCCACGCCGCCAGCTTCGACAGCCGATAATTCCACTCTTTGTAGCTGGGCTTTTCGGTCGCCACGTATCCGGCTTGGCGGTGCGTGGTGGTCAGCTCCGACAGGTCAGCCGCGGCCGCGGTTTCGGCGACCTCGAGGAACTCGACTTCGCCGGGGATGCTAGCGCGCCCAGGCCTGCTCATGTTCGCCATCGTCGACTCCTACGGAAAGAACACGCCTGCAAACTCGCCCACGTCGAACCCGTGCACGTTGGGATCGGGATCCTCTGCCCAGCCGAACACGTTGCCGGCCGCCCAGGTGATCCCGTTGACTCCGACGCCGGCGGCCTTCGCTGCCAGAACGAACGCGACGATCGCTGCGCCTTCGTCGGCCGTCAGCGCGCCGGTGGCCAAAATGTGGATCACGAACGCGGCCGGCGGGGTGTCGGTGACTTTGGCTGCCGCGTATTTCGCGCCGATGATGGCCGCCACGATTGCGCGCAGCGTTTCGGCGTCGCCGTCTGACTTGTTGCGCAGCATGGCCGCGGCCAGCTTCATCCGGTAGACGGCGTCGGCCTCGCCGCCTGCGCGCGCCTGGCCCACCAGCTCGCCGATCCCGTCCAGCTGCGCGCCGGCCGCCGTGGCCAAGCTGCGATCCTCGAGCAAGTTGAAGGCCAGCTCCTCGAGGAATCGGAACCCCTGTTGCAGCGCGCCGGCCTGGTCGCCGAACAGCAGCTGCAGGACCAGGTCGATCCTGGGCTTGCCGCGCCATTGCGACAGCAGCCGCGCTCGGGCTGTCGCCAGGTGGTCGATCGGGGCCACCATCACAGCCCCAGCACGGAAATGTCGATCGCTGCGATCGTCGCGATTTCGTTGAACGCCACCACCGTGCTGCCCGTGTACGGTGCGCCGCCGTTGGCGGTGTAGGACACGGCCAGCCCCAGGCCGTCGGGCAGAATGTCAAGCGCGTAAAGCGCCTTGGCCTTGAAGATCAGATCCAGCACGTCGGCGCCCGTGGCCAGGCCGTTGACATAGGCCAGCACAGCAGCCGCAACGGTTGCGCTGTCGCCGGCCCCCGCTGCTGCGGTGAAGGTCAAGACGGCGGTCAGCACAATGGGCACCGGCCGCATAAAGTCGATCGCGTGCAGCGCGCCGTCGGTGTCGGTGGCGTTGCCGGTTGTCGGCCCCGACCCGCCCCAGCTGCGGATTCCTGCCGCCTTGCTGTCGAACAGCGCCTGCGCCACGGCGTTGTCCTGGCCGCCCGTCACCACGGCGACCAGGCTATGCGGGGGGGCGTTGTCCAGGGCAGGGGCGAACAGGTGGGTCGCGTTCTCGTAGACCTTGGCCGCGGTCACGCCGGCCACGGCCAGCAGCTGCGCGCGCACGCCGCCCACGGGGCTGCTGCCTGGCAGCTGGTAGCTGGCGAAGTAGCGCGCGCGCAGCTCGGTGTCGTTTTCGGCCGCGCTGCCCGTCGTCGCCGCGGCCGCGTTGGTGACCGTGAAGTTGGCCGACAGCGTGCCGTCTTCCCAGGCGGTCAGGGTGCCGATCGGCGCCTCGAGCTCGCCGGAATCGATCGCGACAACGGCGACCGCCTGCACACCAGGCGCCGCGAACACGGCAGCGGCCTGCGTCGCCCAGCGCGTGCCCGTGGCAGCCACCAGCACCACCGATCCCAGGGGAACCGTGCCAGGCGCTGCCGCGGTGATCTCCACCACGCCCACGCCGTAGGTGGCAGCCTTCGGCACCAGGCCGCCGATTGCTGCGACGTTCTGCAGGGCCACGCCGGTGGCGGTGCTGGGATACTGCGCCTGGTAGACGGCAAGCATAAGCTCCTGCAGGTCGGATTCTGCAGCAGCTCCCAGCGCAATCAGCTTGGCCATAAGGCTGCTGCCGGTGGTGGCAGCAGTCGCGCCGAACAGGGCCTTGGTGTTGGCGCGCCAGCGCGCCTCGATTTCCTCGAGCGTTTCTATCGTGAAGCCCGCGGCGGTCAGACTGGCAGCCATGGCTAAACCTCGAGGCTGGCGACCAGCGCCGCCAGCGCGCCAAGGTCCGTGTGGACCTCGATTGACACCGTGGCCACCCGGCCGGAACGGACGATAGCAAGGCTGGCGATCCCCGTCACGCCTGGAACGGCCAGCACGCGGCCGCGAAGCACGCTGGCCACCTGGTCGTCGGTCGCTTTGTTCTGCAGCAGGTCGGGCAGGTAGGGCACGCCTTCGGCCAGGTCTGCGAACCACTCGCCCTGGAACGTGCGCAGCATGATCCTTACCGCCTGCGCAATCGACTGCACGCCGCCCACGGCCACCAGGTCGGCGCCGTCGTCGGTAGCCTGCAAGTCGTTGTCGGCCGTCAAGGCCAGGTCGCGAAAGGCTGCCATCTGATCACCTCACGCCCACGGGGCCGGCGGCCCGCCCGCTGTCCAGGTGCCGGAACGTGCCCATGCGTCTATCACGATCCCCACGCTGGTGGCAGGTGGCACGGGGTCGCTGGTGGGGGGTAGGGCTGGCAGCGCCGGTGCGGCCGGTGGTGGCGTCGCGACGATGCCAGGCGGGGGCAGGCCTGCCATGGCCACCGCGTAGGCCTGGCAGGCCGCTGGGAAGTCGGCAGCGCCGGCCATTGCCGCCGCGAAGGCGATCTCCCCCGCTACGTGCGCAGCCGGGGGGAAGACGGGGGCGGTCAGCAGCTCGAGGAAGGCGCGCAGCATCCCCGACCAGTTGCTCACAGCGGCCAGCTCGCTGGCCGGCCAGCCCACGTGATCGCCGCGCGTTGCGTCGGTGCGCTGCAGGATCAGCACGGTGGCAGCTGCAGGGCTGATCATCGCTCCCCCCGTGGGTAGACGTAAAACGTCATGTCGCCTTCACCTTGCTCGCCCCCTGCGCCGCGGTCAGCCCCGCAATCGCTGGGCCGCTCGGCCCCCACGCCGTCGACACCGATAGGCTGGTGGTCAGCCAGGCCGACAAAGCGTTCAGCAGCACCACGGCGTCGGTGGCGCCCTGGCCCAGCAGGATGTTCCCGGCCGTTGGCGCGCGCAGCTCGGCGTCGTTGACCGGCACGTTGTCCAGCGGGGCGGTCAGCGGCCGCGGAGCAAGCGGGATCGCTATGGCGTCCGACAGCGCGTGCGTGCGCTGGCTGTCGATCTGGCCTGCGCTGGCGCCGCCCTTCCATCGGTCCAGCGATCGGCAGGAAAAAAGTAGCAGCACCCGGTCGCCGGGGTGCAGCGGCCAGGTGAAGGCCAGCCCGCCGCCACCAGGCCACGCCACTGGCACGTCTGCCACAGCGGGGAAGGCTGCCACGCTGTCGCCGTGGTGGCTGGCTGTGTCGGGCCTGGCCACCACCGTGCCCTCGCTGGGGTTGTAGCTGATCACGGTGCCCGGCAGCGTGGTGAGCGCCTGCTGCAGCCTGGCCGTCACCAGGTCGTCGATCACGTCGGAAAGGTCGGCGGTGCGTTCGTCGCTCACGTTGTCTCCGTGCACTCGCAAGCGCTGGTCCAGTCGTCGCCGTGCGTGTCGCCCACGTGCGTGACGCGATCCACGCGATAAAGTCCCGCCACCCGCTCGCTGCGCAGGTTGACCAGCGCGCCAGCGTGCAGCCGGGCCTGCAACAGCGACTTGAAGGACACCCGTTGCCGTTTCAGCTTGGCGGTTTGCTCGAGCCTGGAAGGGGAACCGACCAGGCCGGAATCGGGGCCAATGTCGACCGCGATCCTGTTGTGCGCCTGGCCTGGCTGCAGCGCGATCAGCTGCCCAGACTCCACGCACCAGCTCACGCCGATCGACCGTGCGATCAGGTCCAGATCCCGGAAGGCCTGGCCGTGCACCGACATGGCGTAGCGCGGCCCCCCCGTGAACTTGACCAGTGTGTCGGCCGACACCTGCAGGCCCATGCCGTTGGCGATCGTGCGCACGATGGTGGCCCAGCTTGCGCCGCGGGCAAACTGCGCCGACACGTAGGCCTTGAAGGCGGCCGCGCCGTCCACAGCCTCGATTTCGGTGATCAGGTCGGGGCCCGCGTGGTAGTGCTCCACGGTCTGGATCTCCCCGAAAAAGATCACGGCCTCGCTGCCCGTGTATCCCGCCGACAAGCGCAGCCGGTTGCCCCGCTTGAACACGGCCTTGGCTGTGCTGTCGCCCACGTTCACGATCGAGATCCGCGCGGGGTTGGGCTTCGAGGTGGTGGTCTTGTCGATCTCGAACGTCAGCTTGAAGCCCTCGAACTCGGTGCCCTGGTCGATCGCCTGCGACCGATCCCCCACAGCCAGGCGCGCCACGCGCCCGAACAGCTCGCCGTGGAACTCGGCGCCGACTGGTCCTGGCGTGGTCATGCTGCCGCCGCCGCCGCAATGGCTGCCACGTCGGCGGCCTCGGCGTAGTAGAGCTGCACCCGGCCGCCCAGCTCGAGCATCCCGGCCTCGGCCCCGCTCGAGCTGGTGTCGACCACCACCAGGCTGCCAGCAGGCAGGCGGGGATCGTTGTGCTGGCGCAGCAGGTCGGCGCCGATCAGCAGGGGCACCCCCGCGACAAGCGCGGTGTCGGCGCCGTCGAACACGTCCAGCGACCACGCCGCGGCCCGCTCGGCCCAGCGATAGCGGAACACGTAGGGCAGCCCGTCCAGGGTCAGCACCTGTTCGAATGGCTCGGCGTCGACGCCCACGTCGATCGGGATCTGCTTGTAGGCCATCGCTCCCCCCTAAGGTCGCCCCAGCGCCCTGCGCGCTTCGGCGAGCAATTCCTCGCGCAGCTTCGCCCGCTGCGCCGCTGCTGCGTCTGGTGTCCCGGTCGGGTTGGCAGGCCGGCGCCGACCGCGCGCGCGAAGCCCTGCCGTGCGACGCTTGGCGGGGATCTGGATCAGCCTGGACGACACGGTGTTGATCTGCTTGCAGGTCAGGTCCA